ATAAATGCAACATAAGTATTTGCGCTAGAAAACTGCTGAGGAATGGTAAATACTTTACTTGTTCCTGGCACAGACACTAAACAATACTGTGGGCTACCGTTGCTTGGCGCAGCGACTGTTACAGAAGCATTAGAACTTACTTGAAAATAAACGGGTTGACCAGTAGCGCCAGTAGGCTGATGGTTAGACACTAAAATTTGATTGCAAGGACTATCAGCCGTAATAATTATAGTTTGGCTACTAGTAGTAACATTGGCTTTATAAGTTTTCCCCATTGGTTGGAAAGCGATGTTATTAGCCATTAGAAAATGTCCTTTTTCCCTGCGTTGCCTGGCTTGGTAGTAGATGAATCTTTGGTATTTCTATTGCCGTCAAAATTCCATACCGCAGTAAAACCTGCTGGCATTTTTCCTGCAAAAGTGGTGTTTAAACCATTAATAGATCCATCACGTGGTAGCTGTGGTCGTGTAGATTTAGCTATTTGTTGATTAATATCATCTGGTCTTTTGTAAGGGCTATTGTGACTACTCCCTTGGGCTTTCGGTTTTAGGCTCATTCTTTGTCCTTTCTTTGACATTGACTATAAGGTAACAAAATACTACGAATATGGCTAGTGTCGTTACTCTCTCCCACATGGGATTCCACATAGTCCAACCGCACATGATGCTTGATGCTATTAGACCCAAAATCGTAATCAAACGGTCTGTGATGACCGCCAATGCTAGGCGTACCAATGCTACTGCTTCCATATTTATCCCCTAATGACTTGTTAAAGATCACAGTTTAACCTTACTCATCATTATCATCAATAGTTGCAAAGCCAGATCCCCACTCATCATCGGAAATTTTCTGTTTGAGCTTCTCAATATTCACCATACGGTCAATAACCTTGCACTTATCGGTCAGAGATGCAGTTTCATCAGCCATTACTTGCTGAAGTAACTTTTCTACAGCCGTTTCTAATTCTGGGTTTAATCCCTTGGATTTCTTACTCATTCAAACGCCTTTACTGCACCATAACTACCAGCGGTAGCTAATGCTCCATATCCTAAAGCTCTATAAACAAACAGTTTAATTTGACCTTTCATCTGCTCTGCATCACGTGCAGTCAATCGAACCTTCTCAATTTGAGCTTGCAGTTCACGATATTGCATTTGATTGATCTGACCATGATCTAGCATCCGTTTAGCCAATTGATTGCTTACAGAGGTAATTTTGGCTGGATCATTGGCTGCAACAGCAAGATCGGATTCAAAAGTCTGGTAATCCTGGACTAACTGCTTTTTCTCTTTAGCAATTTGCGCTTCAGATTTAGCTACTTTTCCAGCAGCACCAGCACGTTGTTCGTACTTTCTCAGGTCAATAGCGTACTTCTCAGCCATTGGCAAAGAATTGGTTTCCTTGAGCATGGCTCTGTTTTGGCGGATAAAGTTCTCTACCTCTTTAGCAGTGCCTTTACCTTCCATCTGACTAGCAAAGAAGCGTTTAGCCTCTGCTTCAGCTAATTGACGATTACCGCCAAAAGCATCCACCAAAGCGCCAAAGTTCTCTCTAGAGCTAAACACTCTGCCTGGAATGTCTTGAGCTGATACTTGAGCAAAGTTAGCGCCACCGCCTGGCAATTGCTCACCAGTCAAAGCCTTACCAACTTTAGATTGAAACACTCTCAATGGCTCAGAATCTTTTTTGTATTGAGTTAAAAAGGTCTTGGTTTCAGGAGAAAACTCCACCATGATGGCTTCAATACGATCAGCCAATCTACCAGCCATTTGTTGACCAATAGCATCGTAACCCTCTGCTGGCATACCAAAAGAGCGATCACGCAAGAATCTACGAGCATCTTCCAAGCCTTCAAAGCTAGCTGGCGCTCTTGAAATAACAGTTCCGTCAACGTCAACGATCTTACGATCTAACATTCCACGAATCTTTTTAAGCTGATTTTCGATCTCTCCAACAGGTGCGCTAGATAACCCAGTAGTAGGGTTCTTAATCATCGCATCAATCTCTTGAAGGGCATTGCCGTAAGCCTTGGTCTGAGTAATATTCTGACCAGCGGATTCTTTTTTAAATGCCTCACCAAAAGCAGCTTGTTTGTTTGTTTTAGCGTTTAGATCACGTTTAGCCTTGAGGCTCTCCATGACACGATTAGCGCTATCTTTGATCTTTGTACCAATATCTTGAGCAGTCTGAGCAACAGGTTTAAAGCGACCAGCCTCTAACTCAGTACCAACACCTGGCAATGGCTTTAATGCCATCTCAGAGCCACGAGTAGCCTTTTCCTCTGCTGTGCCAGCAATAGCAGCACGTTGTTCAGCAGCAGTCATCTCCTCGCCAGTTTTCTTAGCGATTTGACCAGCTCTTTTTTCACCAGTAGCTCTTAAATCTTCTGCTAGTGTTTTAGATGTTTTTCCTAATGCAAGACGTTCAGCAAGGGTTTTTCCACCCTTATAAACTGCTTGACCAGCTTTGTATGCAGGAAAAGCAGTAGATGCAACATCAAGACCAATACCTAAAGGCTCTGCTACTTCTTCACCTTTTCTGTATTCTTTAGCAGCAGGTGTCTGGCTCATCGTAGATGGACCTTCTTCTCCCAGTCCAAAAGGTGTCATTCCACTAACTAAACCAGAAGCAAAGCCTTTTTCTCTTTTAGGTAATGGAGAAGGGAAAGTGATCGCAGGTTTACTTTCATCCACAGGCTTTTTCTGAGGAATATCAGCAAAGGGATCTAATTTATCTCCCTTAATAGGGATGTCTGCAAACGGATCAGCCATTACAAGTCCTTACCAGTTAACTCTTTAAATCTTGCTTTTACAGCATCTTCGTCACCACCAGCAGCAATTCTTGCTTTAGCTTTGGATCTGAGGTCATCAATGTCTTGCTTGGTATCTCCAGGAACTTCAGGAACTTTTCCAGTAGATGAATACACCTTGTCAAATTGTTCTCTTAAAGGTTTAAATCCTGGGTAAGTTACTTCATTTAGAGCAAGATTGTTGTCAAGGCTGCGTTTTGCTTCGCCTAGTCTTGTTCTTAAAGCATCAACTCCAATGCCTTTCCAACCATAAATTGGCTCAAGGACTTCTCGCTCATTTTTAGTCAATGATTTACCGCCAGTTTCAAATTCAATAGCTTGTACACGAGCTAACTTAGGACCTAGCTCTGGGAAGCGATCACGTAAGTTTGAAATAACGTCAGGCGTAAACTTAGTAAGAGGAGTAATCAATTTTGATACTTTTGGATCATCTAAAAGATCCATAATTTCATCAATATTTTTTGATGCTAGATATTTAGTTTTGTAATCTTCTTTAGTTTTAGCATCTTTAGGTAAAGCTCCGCCACCAGCGCTAACACGATTCTTTTCTGACAATTCCATAATTTTGGCGTGAATATCAGAGTTCTTTTTAGCTATTTCATACGCTACATCTGATTTTCCAGAATCAATCAATGATGCAACAACACCAGGATTTTTAGATGCAATTTCTTGAGCTTTTACTAGGGCAGCCTCTTTGTCAGTAACTCTTAACTTTTGATATTGCTCTAAATCTTTTAAAAGCATATCGTTAACAGCCTTAATACGTGATACTTCTTTATCAAAGATGGCTTGCTCTTTAGTAAAGACATCTTTTTTACCTTGTTGCCAGCCTTTGAGCATACCGCCCATAGCATTTAGCGCATTAAGACCTGAGAGCTTTCCTGAACCACCTAAAGCAACGCCCATAGTGCCAATCAAACTAAAGATTGCACCTAATTCCATAGCGTTTTCCTGAGTGGGTTTAAATTCAGGTGGCTTTTCCATTTTGCTTTTAACATCTTCGTAATAAGCCCTATCTTCAGAACCAATCTGCTCTAGCGCCTTACCTTTTTCTTCGAGCGCAGTGGATTCTTTAAGCAAACCAGCTTTAATTCTGGCTTCAGAAGCTCTTTCTCCAGCAGCTTGTTGCTCTTTTAAAAATGGATATGGCTTCATTCCAGTTAATGCTTCAGGAGCAGACTGAATTTCTGGAGTTGGAGCTTCAGTTTTTGGTGGCATTACTTGTGGATTGATAGCCATTATTCATTTACCCGTACTGGTTGCTGCGGTTGACCAATATTGCCTCCAGCTATGTAGTTAGCAAGCTGAGAATAGAAGTTGGTGGTTGCTTGATTAAATTGAGCATCCAATTGCATACCAGTTTTAATAGCGCCCATAGCAATATTATCGCCAATATTCATCACTTTCAATCCATAGTTGTATTGATTGTCTAGCAATTTCTGATAAGTATCAGCCAATTGATTAGCTGCTTGCTGAGATCCAACACCGCCACGATTCGCTTGCGCTTGGGCTAATTGAGCTTTAGCAGCGTTATATGCTTGCTGACTAGCAGGAGTTAAAACACCTTGTTGAGCTTGAGATACTAATTGTTGACCTTGAGTTTGATATGGCTGACCAAGCGCTTTTTGTTCTGCCGTAGCAGCAGCAATTTGACCTGCTGTTTTACGAGCTTGAGAAGCTCCATAAGCACCTAAACCAGCGCCAATACCCAATCTAGCAGCCGTAGATCCTGTAATTCCAAGACCTTTTAATATGTCTGATAATCCAGATGCTTTACCAGCACCACCAGTTTCACCAGTATCGGTTGGGGTGGTGGTAGTTCCAGCTCCACCTGGTTCTAATAAAGTAGCTGCGCCTGGTTTGCTTGTATCTACTAAAGCTCCACCAGTAGCGCCAAAAGCAGTGCTACCTCCAGTTGTTCCGCTTGCATAAGCTGGAGTTGGTACACCAGCTTCACCACGATAAACTTGTTCTCCAGGAGCAGTTCCGTATGTCAGTGGATCAAAACCGCCAGTCTGAGGTACTGGTTGAATTTGTTGATCTTGTGAAACTGGTACTTCTGGAGTGTAGGCTTGAGAATAATCAGTTACTGGAGCGCTATATTGCTCAACAGGCGCTTGTTCAACGGGCGCTGGAGCGTAATCACCTTCTCCATCATCGTATTCTGGCAATCCAGTATCAGGGTTAATACTACCTCTACCGCCACGTTTTTTAAGTAACGCAGCTTCTTTAGGGGTAATGTGAGCAAGAACGCTGTCTTTACCACGCCCTTTTGAACGCAATATCTGAGCAAGAGCTGCTAAATCAGTACCAAGTGCTTTTGATATATCTGCCATTTATATTCCTAACGCATTTTTAAGTGAATCTGTATTCCAAACATTCTTCTTTGCTTCATCAGTACCCAATAAGTAAGGATCAGACGTTGTTGAAACGTCAGGTCTAGAGCTTAATCCACTACCCAATAAAGCGCTAGATAGTGGAGTGCTTGAACTTGGCGTTGATGGAGCAAAACCAGTTGATGACGGTGCTTTAGAAGTTGGGCTAGAACCTTTTGGGGTTAATCCAAATGATTTAGGATCAGTTGGTTTTAACGGTTCAAAAGTAGTTTTATCTATTGTTGTATTGCTTGTAGCTACATTCGCAGAAGGAGCGTTGGTTGTTGATGAGCTAACAGAAACATTACCAGCCGTATCTTTTGTTGTTGTACCACCAGCTTTACCCGTTGTTCCAATAGTCGCATTTCCAGCACCGCTAGCACCACCAGAGCCACCCGCTGTTCCAACAGTTGCATTTCCTTTTCCACCAGCGCTACCACCAGAAGTTGTTTTGCTAGCAGCTTTTGCTGCTAAATCTGATTTAGCCGTACCTACAGCAGATTGATACTGAGTGTAATTATTGTTGTAATCGTTTACTAAATTTTGTAACTGTTGCGTTGACCCTTGATAGCTAGATAAGCTAGCGTTATAAGCATTTTGTGAATCTGCTAATTGTTGTTTAGCCGTATTGATATTGTTTAAATCTTGGTTATATTTATCAATTAAACCTTGAGTATTTTTTGTTGCAATACTCCAACTTGCACCCCAAGCATCTGCTGGTGAACGACCAAACTGTTTAGCAACCGCCATCATTTGACCAATAGTCATGGGCTGTCCATTGCGCTTAATGCCACTTTGAGCGTTTAACCAAGCGTTGTAATCAGCATTATAAGCAGATGTTGAATTATTAACGGTTTGTGCAGCAGATTGATATTGTTGTGCAGCGCTATTAACTGCTTGTTGTTGCTGTACAGCATTGGTCACTACATCTTGAATCTGTGTTTGTTGTTGCAACAAAGATTCGGATAAATTTTGAATTTGAGAAGTAAGATCGGCAGGTAATTCTGATTTAAAACTTGGCAAAGCAGCTTGTACGGCTTGTATCGCTGGAGCTTGTTCAGTTGTTATTTTATTAATTTCTGCTTGTTCTTGATTATATTGCTCAATATCAGCAGCTGTCATTCCAGAATAAATATCTCCAGAACTTGTAGGTGTAGAAATTGATGGTAATGAACTAGCAGGAATGTCTGGGACTGAATAAACTTCTACAGAACCATCTGGTATGTAATTACCTTCAGCATCATAAGCCATTGATTAACTCCTTGTGCAGTGCAAAAACCCGATTTTTTTTGGAGGTGGGGAACATTTAAGAAAGCCCTAAAGTTGCAGCTATTTGCTGATGAATTGAATAATGAGTGCCTAACCAATCGTAAAAATCGTTTTCTTTATTAAAATCAACGTCTAACATATTAAACGGATTACTCAATCCAGTGTAGCTTGCAATGGCTTGATGCTCTACTTGATGAGCTAATAACCAGTCATCTAGGTTATCAATATTGGCATCTGTAATAGGGAATTTAGGGTAAGAAAGCCCTGAATCGGTCAAAGTTTCCCAAAATAGGTAGTGTTGCACCCCATTTTCAAACAAAAACTCTCCAAGTGATTCTGGATCACCAAATTTAACAATGGAGAGGGTCTCCATATTCAAAGTCTTGCTCCTTTTGGAGATGTTAAAGCTCTCTCAATAGACCATCCATATTTTTTGATTCTTGTCCAAACAGCACCTTTAGTTAAACCTAAGTCTAATGCCCAGTCAGATGCGTTTTTAGTAATTCCGTTATATGTAATTAAAAAAGCGCATTTTCTATTTTTTTGTTGATCGCTTGGAGTAGCCCAACGGCAATTATCTTTTGAATAACCCTTTGTTGCATCAATTCGATCAAGGGTTTTTCCTTCAGGTCTATTGCCCATATCCAAAACAAATTTGTCAAAATCAAGCCAAGCAGAATCTAAAGTAACTCCAGATCCACCATAGCGTTTGTAGTTGTCAAAAGAAGGGTTTGTGCAACGACCTACTAAGCATCGCCAAGCAACATAAGTTGGGTTTCGGCTAGATCTTAGGTTCATTATTTGTCAACCTTGGTGTCTAGTTTGTCCATGATGCGGTTAAACATACCCTTAATCTCTGCAATATCAATGCGATAGTCATCTTTTCGGACATAACTATCGGTAAGTTCTCTTTCAAGTTCTTTTTGATTAGCTTGCACTAGCTTAATTTCTTGCCAAACAACACGCAAGATCCAGCCACACAATGCGCCAGCGCCAGTAAATCCTAAATTGAGAATTGTTTGAATATCCATTAGATAATTACCCACCTTTGTCCAGAAGCTACAGTTACTGTGATTCCGCTAGCAACGGTAACTGGTCCTGTGGACATTGCGTTATATCCAGTAGCAACAGTGACGTTTGCTGAAACAGAGCTTTTGTTAATAAATAAACCGTTACCAGTGGTTACTGTGCCGTTAGCTGTGTAATTACCAGAAGTGTCTAATTGAGCGTTTTGTACGCCATTTGTGTAAAAAGACAGTGGTAAATACGATCCAGATCCATTACGACCAGATACTAATTGAACGTCAGTAGATCCATTGGTAGCAATTAAGATCTTGCTAGCATTGGTAGCATCAGAGTTATTAGTTGCTTGCCAAGATGCAGCGTTAGAAGTTCCACTAGGAATGGCATAAATACCAGTAGTGCTATTAGCAGTAGTAGTGACAAAAATAGTTCTGCTGTTAATAGTAGCGTTGGTAAAGTCACCAGAAATCCTAGCAGACGATCCAGTAAAGGTTTCGTTACCTGCATTACTTACGTTAGCGGTAAACAAAGTGCCAGTGCTTGGATTAAAAGAGAGTTTTGTAGAGCTAACATTTTCCCCTGTAATCGTGCCAGAAGTATTAGCTGTAAGGGTAACGTAACGGGTAGCATTAGTGCTTGTGTCATCCGTAATGGTTACGCCTGTAACGGGAGCTGCATTGGAGTTCCAAGAAGTTCCGTTAGAAGTCAGAATGTTTCCTGAAGTGCCAGGCGCTGGTAATGGGGTAGTCACTGCAATAGTGACGTTAGAACGACCATTAGCAGAATCATCTGCTCCAGTTAAAGTTACGCCTGATCCTGGTACAAAGTTAATGATCTGACGTGTAGCAATGTTTGTGCCGTTGTTTTGCGTACCTACTAATTGTTGAGTAGTATTAGCAACCACTGACAAAGTTCTATTAGTAGATAAATCACCACCACCAGTTAAACCTGTACCAGTAGAGATTGTGATCGTATTAGGTACTGCTCCAGATACAGCGCCTACAGCAATAGCAATTGAAGTGTTGGATGCTGCGGTCAATTGACCTTGAGCATTAACAGTAAAAGTACCTACGGTAGATGCGTTTCCATAGCTACCAGCAGTAACAGCAGTATTAGCAATGCTAATCGTGCCAGAGCTGGTAACTGGACCACCAGTTAAACCAGTGCCTGTAGCGACACTAGTAACAGTTCCTTGAGGAATAGCTACGTTAGAAGCAGCAGTTAACTGACCTTGAGCGTTTACTGTTATAGAAACAGCATTAGATCCACCGCCATAAGTTCCAGAGGTTACAGTGGTATTGGCAATGTTAAGGGTGATATTGCTGCTGAGAGCACCCCCGCCAGCCAAGCCAGTGCCAGCAGTAACAGTAGTTGTGTTGGGTACAGCGCCACTAACGCTACTAACAGGAATTGTAGTAGAAGCGCTAACATTACTACCGCTGCCGTTGCCATATAAATAGCCCGTAAGACCAGTAGTTGTAATGTTTGAAAGGGTGACATTGCCTACGCTCCCAGACTGAATACTTGCATTAGTAAATGTACTAGCGTTGCTAGTTACACTGTTTACTGAGCCACCTGTAATCGTGACTGCATTGGCGTTTTGAGTAGCCATTGTACCCAAGCCAGTGACATTGGCTGCTGGTACGTTAGTAAGGCTTACAGTGACGTTGCCAGTGAGTTGACCACCACCAGATAGTAATCCACTGGTGTTTACATAGGCTGTATTAGGTGTTGCTCCAACATTGGCAGCCGTTAAAACGACTACTCCAGTTTGTCCATTTACTGATACAACGGATTCAGAGTTATCTACTTTTTGCCAGATTGAGCCATTAAATACAGCCCAGTCGCTTACTTGCCAATCTGTAATGCCGTTAAGGTTTGTAGTACCCGCTACGCTGACAACGTAGTAATTACCTTTAGTACCAATGCTGCTGGTTAGTGTGGGCGTGTTTGAACTAGCATCCCATGTGCTAACATAGTTCAGTGAACCAGAAGCGCCTCCAGCAGCAACCTTGAGCATTTATAGTCCATCTCCAGGAACAATGAATAGATCAGCCGTATTCAAGCTAGTAATAGCGGTGAAATAAGCATTAGGTAAAAAGGTCAATACTTCATCAGTATTGGGTAACAAGTACACTACTTTTTGACTGTTTGCGCCAGATCCCGTTGGTATAACGCAATTAGTCTGTGCTTCAGAAGCAGTTGTACCCCAAGCTAAAAAAGCACCTTGAGTGCCTGAACTGTTGATGATTCGATATTGATTGCTACTAGATGTAGTAGATGGTACTTGAGCAGCCGAAGGAGCAGAAGTAGCAGCAGTAATCTTTACGGTTAAACCCATTGGGGTAAAAGCATTAATTCCCATTATGAACCTCTCACTAAACAACCATCAAAATACCCCAAATTAGAAGATGCTGTAGAGTTGCTTCCAGAGTATGCGTATATTTCTACATAATCAGTAGATCCATTTAAATATATATTTCCTGAAACGGTAATCGCATAAGTGCCAGTTGCTTGCACTTGACTTCCTCGTTTGTATTCCGAACCATTTTTATAAATAGAAACAAAACAAATTCCAGTGTTTCCTGATTGCATATTGTAAACAGCATTAATTTGATAATAGCCAGCAACAGTTGGTAAAAATTTGCTAGATGTAACTGCGTTTGCGGTATCAAAATCTTTAGTTGCGTAAAGTATTTTTGTAGTAACTCCGCCTGAAAGAGATTGAGTTCCATCTGTTTTGTAACTAAATGCTGGACCAGCTACAGCAGTAGCAGCAGAGCCAGTTACACTGGTAATGCCATTAGTACCGTCAAGAGTAATAGACATTATTTAGCTCCTTTAAGTGCTTTGATTTCTAATGCTTGTGCATCTACTTTAGCGTTGAGTTCTTGTATTGCTTTAACCAAAAATGGAATTACACCGCTACTATCCATTTGCTGATATTTAGGTGCGCCATCTTCATTGACTGCATCTTTTTTGCCAGTTACGCAATTAGGAATAACTGCTTGTATTTCATGGGCTAAAAAACCATCGTCAGGTCTGCCATCTATCCAAGTAAAGCTAACAGGATTAAGGGCTTCTACAGTAGCTAAAGCATCTTGTATTGGCGTTACATCAGTCTTTAATCGATAGTCTGAAGTGGTGTTATAGGCTACAGCAGTTGTGCCGTTTTGAGTAATAGAGCCAATACCGCCATTATTGTACCCAAATAAAACAAAACCAGCGCCATTACCAGAGCCTGTTGTGTGACCAAGATTTAAAACAGCTCCGTTAGCATCGCTGTAGGTAGCGACTCCGTTTGCAAAAGCAGAGTACGATGTCATTCCAATTAGCAATTTACCACTAGAGTCAATACGCATACGCTCTGCGTTAGAGCCTGTGCCAATTTCACCGCTATTAGTAGAAGCACCTGTATAGAAACGAATTGCGGCTGAAGTAGAAGTTCCTGCTAAAGCTAAGTCATTCCCTGCTCCTGCTGATTGCTGTCCAATAGCAGGTAAATTACCTTCTGATGCAGTTTGTGCTTTACCAAAAACAAGACGATTAGTAGCTACTACTGTTGTATCACCAATTTGAGCTTTTGCAGATGGACTAGCAGTACCAATACCTACATTCTGCGAAGTATCAATCGTTACAGCAGTATTACCGTTATTTGTTTGTAGTGCTAAAGAACCACTAGTGTCACCTGTAATGGCAACACCTGAAGTCGTAGTAGCGTTAATCGTTGAGGACATTTATTAAGCTCCTAACTGATTTGCAGCCTGTTGTGCTTCGTATGTTGAAATGACTTCAGGTGTCCAAGCTGCGTTACAAATAGCCTGTACTTTTTCTGGCTGGTCAGAAATATCTTGTTTAGGAGCTAATGTCCAACGATGATAAGAAGCAGATAGTTCTACACCATCTTCAAGAATACGAGTAATTTCACGTACTTGAACAATACCGTTTTCAAGAATTTCAATTTTGTCAATTGCTACTTGTTTTTCTAATGCCATTTTGTTTCTCCTGTCCGACCAGATTATCCAATCTAGTTAATTAAAAAGTTGTTTGATAAGTAATACTAAAAACATAGGTATATCCGTTAACCCATACTACTGCACCATTCGTAGCAGAATTAATAAACCATGTTGTTTGATTTCCTTGGCTATTAAAATAATATTCAAGTCCAGTTGCTCCTGCTTCTCTGCATACTCCAGTAGCTTGAATATTTCCACCAGATGTATAGTAAGAAAATGGCAAATTGCTAACTGCCATTTGTCCACTTGCAGTACCAGCACCTGTTATGGAAACATATCCAACTAAATAAACCATGTTACCAACTTTGGTATATTTTCCGCCTGATGTATATGATGTTAAACCTGTATTAGTACAACTTGGTGTCCAAGTGCCAATTTCATAATCATTTAAAGTGGAATTGGTTAATGCCGATGAATTGTTAAATACAATACCTGCATTAGAAGTGCTAAAAGTTAAGTTTCCAGTAAATGTAGGGCTAGAAGTTAATGCTAAAGTACCACTTGAACTTGGCAAAGTAATAGTAGCCGTTACAGCATCTGTAGGCTGTACCGTAGTAGATCCGCTTGTAGCTCCATTAAGAACGACTGTTCCCATAATTTTTCCTTAAAGAACGACCCAGCGTGATCCGCTAGAAATAGTTACTGTTATTCCAGAAGCGATGGTAATTGGACCAACGCTTTCCCCGTTTTTACCTGTTGTCATGGTGTAGTTCGCATTGATGTTTTGAGTATTCTCATAAATAGCACCAGAAGCAGAAGCGCCAGATCCAGCTCCACCACCGACTAAAATCCAGTTTGTACCGTTATAACTAATAGAGTAAACACCACCAGCAAGAATAGTTCCGCCAGTTAATGTAGATCCATCTTCGTTAATAACGGCAGTAGAAGATAAAATATTAGTGCTGTTAACTTGTACAGTTATTGTTGTAGCACCAGTATTGGCATTAGCAGCTTTAAATTGAAGCTGTGTACCTGTAGAAATACTAGTGCTAGTGATCCCCGCTGGATAGTTCAAAACAATAGCATTAGCCGTACCTGTGTCGGCAACATAATTGCTATAGTTATTTAAGTCGTTTAAGTACCCTACAACAGTGCTAAAGTCGCTATCTAAATACGATAACGGAATGGTGCTAGTAGCTGTAGCAAATTGATTAGGTACTGCTGATACTGGTTTAGTCACTAGAACCTCACTCTTAGTTCGTGTTCAAACTCGAACCCGTTATAAACAAACGCAGGATTACTTGATGTTACTGTAATTCCTAAGTATTTTCCATACTGTTGAGCATCTGTTTTGTACAAGTTGTAACCCACAGTACCCCAGCCAATAGTTGCTCCAGAGTTGTTACTCCAGCCAATAGTTTGCAAATTATTGTTTTGCCAATCAATGGTGCTTGAAAGGGTAATTGTTGGGCTTGAACGGTTTTCGTTATCTACGGTTACGCTAAATATTGAAGAACTTACATTAGTAGAAGTTGATTCAATACCGATTTTTAATGCTTGTTTTGTACGAATTGGATCACCCATAGGCATGAGGGCAGTCTGCACTCTGCTGGTAATTGATCCTGTTAAATCGTTGTATAACTTGTACAAGTCCCTTCCAGATGATCCAAAAAGGGTAATTTTTCCCCCTACTGGTACAGAAGTGACCTGTTGCATAGTGTTACCTTGGCTGGTAATAAACCATTTCTTTTCAAAAAAGACTGCCTGAATGTAACGGTAAGAATTGGTAAATACTGAATCAAAGTATCTAAAGTTAAATGCAGCGCACAAAATATTGTTTAACAATACCTGACCCGCATAAATTGGGTTTCCAAAGTCCACATTAGGGAAAATACCATCTAAGGCATCGGACAATTTAGAAGTAGTAGAACCCACTAAAGCATACATTCCGTAATCATTCATAAATAAAACTGACCTGAAATACGGGAATATGGCGTATGGGCGCTTAGATCCTACAGATGCGCTTACGTTTGTGTTTGTAAAAAGAGTAGTACCACTAGTAGTAACCCTAACATCCGAAAATACGTTGATTGAATCATCGCCAAAAAGATACAAAAAGTTATTAGCAGAAAGAAGCTGCTGAATGTTTCCATGTAATGTACTGTCCGTTAAGGTTACAGATCCCGCTGAAACGCTTGTAAAGTCGCTATACGACCCCGCAGCGGAGTAGTACACAGTTCGCCCTTGTGCAATCCAAACACGCCCTGAGAAGCTCGCTATTCCAACATTGGGATCAGAGTTAATTAAACCTGTAACAACAGCATTAGCACCACCGCCACCAGTAATGGTAACTACTAGGTTTGCTGCATTTGTGTAGCCTGATCCTGGGTTGGTCATTACAACTTGGGTAACTTGACCACCTTGCAATATAGCTGTTCCAGCAGCGCCTGTACCGCCACCACCAGAAAAATTGACCGCTACGTTGGCAGAGTTGGTATATCCAGTACCGCCAGAAATGACGTTTACATACACTGTTCCTGTAGCAAAAGTAACTAAACCTGCTACTGCGGAAGCTCCAGAGCCACCACCGCCTGAAATAGTGACGGTTGGATTGCTGGTATAGCCAGAACCTGCATTAGAAAGGCTGATTGTAGCTACAGAGTTACCACCGCTAACTAAGGCAGCAGTAGCATTAGCGTTTACACCACCAGTTTCATTAGATGCTGAAATGGTTACTGTAGGAGAGGAGGTATATCCAGATCCAGCATCAGTTAAGGCAATAGTACCTACAGATCCTACACTGACTAAATTTGTGCCATCCCAAGTGAAATAACCCTTTACAGGATCAAGAATGAGCATACGCTCGTTATTCCATTGGCTAATGTTCATGCCACCAGTTAAGGTGAAAGTACCAGCAGGAGCAACAGTTCCCTTGGTATTTAAAACAACATCGTAGTATTCGGCAGATCCATCATCCTCAAACACCACAACATAGTCTTTAATACCAATGTTGACTGAGGACATATAGACTGGAGTGTGTGTCCAAGTAACAGCTACGTTACCGCTGTCATATACCCTAGCGCTGTTAGGAGTGATCTTTAAGTTCGCATAACCAATTGGCTGTGCGTTCTCCATCCATGAAAACTCAGTTTCATCAATGGCTGTACGGTTAGCCTTGGTATTAAGCCCTTTAAATTGCTTAACGACCTGATACGATTTTTTCTGTTCCGCTGCTGCCATGTTTAGTACGGACTAGAGTAAACGCTTGGAACTCTCCGAGTAAATACAGAGTTGAGAACCGAGCCAGCTTGTTTGACATATTCTTGCTTGTAAATCTCTGCTTCTCCAAAACTCTGCTCATAGTATTTAGCCAAATACGCAGCGTAGAACTTCACAGGAGTGGTGTACGGATCAGTAATTTGATCGGTGATTCCTGGGTTTGTCTGCGTTAGTGCATTAGGCAATATGACAGTATCAATCTCAATCTGATAAACCTGATCTGATACTGGACCTACATAAATCTCGCCTTGACCATAAACAGAGAAAGCAAGAGGTCTGCCAATGTAGTTTTGCCAAAAACGAAGTCGAGCATTGAAATCTGACCAAGCCAGATAATCCAACGGTACTCGTGTATTACCCCAATACAGATTAATGTTAACAATATCCAAGGTTTTAGAACCTTGAGGTAATGCTGAGTAGTAAATATTTTCACAATTACCTACGTAAGTTAACCCTACAGTACCGTTAAAGAACTCGGTAGTTGGCGGGTAATTGCTGTAATTGTTATTGTTACTTGCTGGGTAAGGAGGAGCTGTAGTATCGCTCGTACCAGCAGTAGTAACTTGATAAATAAAGATGTTGCTAAATACAAATTGATTTAGCGTGTACGCTGTTGATGCAGCCCATGCAATAGGATTTGTGGGTGTTACGCCACCAATAGCGCTTGAAGCAGGTACAGGAGCAGGTACTTGAGTTACTTGGATTGTCCTAAGACAGCCAGTATCTCTAACAACACGTTCACGTGCTGAGTTAATGTAATCCGTTAACTGTGCATCGGTGTAAAAGTTACTGTTAGCATCGTGCAGTAGTCTGCGAACTTCTGTAATGTAAGTCGAAAGAGTTGACATTTATTGACCATAGCTCATGCTACCGCTTGAAGGACTTTTCCCCCGCCCTTCTTAGAAGAAGGTAGGGGTACTCTTTCCACCAACGGGGATAACGATTGGTTCTTGCTTGGAGGTTGGGTAGATAGATCCCACTGGGCTAAAAGCTCTAAGCCTTTATCCAAGTCGTTTTGGGAAACGATCCATCCAAGCCTTGCCAAATAAGGTTCTTTGTTAGGATCTCCGTAACCAAAAATATGACGAGCAACATCTTCAGGTATTTCTACCGTTTCGCCCTGTTTAAATTCATAAAATACTCCGCCATAGCCATCTTTTAGCTTTTTGTCGGAATTGTTGGTTACATAGATCATAGACATATTAGAAACTCACTACATCGCCATATACGGCAATATCAACAGTGTTGCTGTTACCAGAAGCAGTGTTGACGTTAACGAATAAAGCTGAGGTTTGATAACCAGTTATGGCTGTGTTTGCAGTATAAGCAATGGTTAAATCTTGGTACTTTCCAGCGCCAGTAAGGGCAGTTAATACTACGTTTGCCACTACTACGTTTGAAATATTACCATCATTGCTTGTTGTGATTGACACGTTAGCAGAAGATACAGATCCCGTAGGATTCTGAATACGCACCTTTTGCAAAATAACGCTGCCTGATCCAACAGTTGCATTAGCGTTAGTTAAACCACCACTCAACAACGGGAGTGCAATAACTGCATTTCCCGCTGTATTGAGTGGAGTAGCCTTAATAACAGCGACACGACCATAGCCAAAACTATCCAGGTATAACTGACCTACTGAATCAGAACTAGCCATTTGTTGCTCCTTAGCTGTTAAAAGTACCAGAAACGGCTTGACCACCGTTAACGGTTGCTAATGTAACGGTTGCAGAAGTGGCAACGATAGCGTTTGCACGTACGTTTACACCGTCTGAAATCAACACGCCACCAGTATTGTTACCAATGCAAACAGACCAAGTAGAAGGAGTTGTGCATGAGCTATTAGCGTTGTATGCAGAAACTGCTTCAATGGTTACGTTTGCTGTTGGGAATACCAGGTATGTGCCAGCAGGAATAGCTGTGTTACCGCTTGAAGCTACGGACACAGTAGTTAACTGCCAATACGCACCTGGAGTGTTCGTGCTTGTACCAGAAATGAGGATTTTGTTTAAACCTAATGACATAGCTATTCTCCTTAGATAGAAATAGAGTTATAGCCAGATACTCTGGTCATTGACTTAGGCTTGGTGCTTACCAATTCGGCAATCATCAAGACAGCGCCAACATAACCGATCTGCCAGTTAGGAAGTGTGGATTCAAAACCAGTAAATACGAAAGAGCCTTGATCGTGGATATAGAGGCTTAAGTAGTTGCTGTTAATGAAGTAAACAGTACCTTCAGGGCAGTATGGATCTGGATAAATTGGAACGCCAGCAACCATCAATGCTCGGAAAGCAGCTTGTGGACCGTTGGAATCACCATCAAAGCCGTTGCCTGGGGTAATTACATACTGTTCTTGACCAACGTAATCTTGTGCCAAGAGTGTCCATGTACCGAAACCGCAAACACCGAAAGTAGGAACTTCAGCGCCATTCTTAACAGTACCAGAAATGTACTGAAGAATGTTTTGACGTGTTGGGTTAACTGAACCAGCACTGTAAACCTTAGACTTCCACCATGTGTAAGTAGAACGGTTAATGTTGCCGTATGTTGTTAAGTTTGTACCATCATCAATTGCGCCTGGCAAACCAATGAATTGCTGTGTATTTGTGTAGTTGGTGTACAAGGAAGTTGCCATTGCATCCATCATCACGTTAGTTGCATCGTTCATACGAGCTTCGATCAAAGGAATGATCGCATAGTCTTGTTGAACTGCACCTTCCATACCGAGGAACGGTACAGGAGCAATCATCAATTTCAGGTTGAACTCGGCATTGAAAGCGCCTTGTTGGACTGAAGGCTGGTTGAATGAACCAGAATAATCAGACCATTGAGCGTTTACAAACTGAGCGCCTTGAACTGGAACTGTAACTTGGGATACACCACCTGAAGCCTGTTGACTGTTAGCAATCAAAGCAGCCATCAAGGGTGTGCTGTTGTATAACTGTACGACCAGTTTAGGGATAAACGCTCTACGAGTGACGTAGGTCAGCTCATTATATTGCGATGATCCCGTTGCTGGAACTATTCCGCCACCAATAGGCATAATAAATCTCCGTTAAAAAATATCCCCTAAACTGCGTTTAAATACCGATTGGGCGATTGTTTTTACGCAATTCACCCAGTGCTTTTGCTGCCTCATCCCTTGCACCCATTTGTGGGTTTTTCCAATACTTAGAAAGGTCAAACTTGCTGATAGCGCTTGGGTTGTAACCCATTGCAGAATTAGGAGTAGGCGCTGCTGCTTGGTTCATCCAATCAAAATACTCTGCTGCTGTTTCGTGATTAGTCATACCTTTTTCAAGCATCAATGCCTCAATCTTTTCAATGTCCTGTTCGTTACGAGCAAGACCTTTTTTCATTAGATTATCTCTGCGCTTCTGCAATTCTTCTCTTGCATCTCTTTCACGTAGCTTTGCTTCCAAAGACATTACCCGTTCTTCCGCAGCCGTTACCTTACTGTTGGTAAATTCTTCGATTTCAAGTTCAGGAATAGACAATTCAGGCTTAACCTGTTTTGTCATACGCAAAAATTGTTTACGTGTTTGTGGGTTGTCAGCCAATTGACGGGCTAACAAAGCCAATTCATCACGTTGTTCTAAAGACATATCTTCTAAGCTCATAATTTATCCCCTTTCTGAGTTAGATTACTTTTTTGGTATCGCCAGGCTTAGACATAGACATCATGTTCTTGTAGCCAGCTTTAGGTGCAGATGACAAACCGCCAAATTCAGAATAGCGTGGAGTATTGATAACTTGTCCGTTTTTCTGATTGTTGTCAGTTGGTCTGCGTGGCTGTGCAGCGCCACGTGGTTTAAACAGTTCCATAATGATTCCTTACATTTGTGGAGTTAAAGAGGGTGCGCCACCCCCAGGTACACCAGGAGCAGGAGCTGCTGGAGGTACTTGAGCTGACATACCAGGGATTTGTGGAGCTTGTGCCATTGCTTTGCCTTCAGCCGTTGCTCCACCAGCTTGAGGTAATGTCTGCAACATCTGCATAATTTCAGCAGGTTGCAATTCATTTGTTTTCGCTTTTTTAGCGCCAATCAAACCAGTCAATGTACGGATTGCTCCAAGTACCTTTTGACCTTCAGGTGATTCGCTTCCAAAAGCAGGAAGGACCTGCTCAAGCAAGTCCATAGCCATTGAAATATTAATTAACCCAGCTTCACGATTCCCCATCTTAGGTTCTGGTGTTGACATTGGTGAACCCATTGGAGGAGCAGAAGTGTCAGACATCCCCGTTACGCCTGTAGGCGCTGGTGGCATCCCAGAAGGAGTAGCTCCATCTTTTTGAGATTTAATCATTTGCATCAGTTGTTCTGAAGGTACGCCCATAAATTCTTCCTGTTAATTTACTCGTATCGTAATCTTAATTCATTCAATGTCAAGTGGGGGGATATATTTTGCTTCCCTCCCCCCAGGGAGGGTGTTTCGGTCACCCGAAGCAATCCTAAAAAGGATTACTTACGTGCTTTACGACCTTTACGTGCTTTACGCATTTTCATCTCCAATACAGAAGGCAGCGACCTATTTATAGGGTAAGGAAGCCACAACCCTTTCTCCCTCACGAGAAGAAACCTTATCTTACTGCTCTACCAATATCTCTTACTTTGTTTGCTCGATTCATGCTTGCTATACCTTGAGTACGATACTGCAAACTTGGACCTTTTTCACCACGCTTTAAAGATTCAGTGGTTACTCTAGGCTGATCTGCTTTTGGTTGTACTTTAGCTACCATTATTCCACCTCTGGTCCTTTTCCTTTGAGCGCTGGAGCAGGATTATCTTTACCTTCCTTTTCCTTGCGCTTTAATTTGTCTATTAACAATTGTTTCATCGGAGGTTCTAACAAGTCAAGCAATGATTCTTTATCAATAGCTTGCGCTTTAAACAAGTTGAACGCAAGGGTTTTTAGATCTTCAGTAAAGATTGGGCTGTTAGAGTGAGCATCTACCTTAACCACAAAGTCTTTTGTGAATTGTTCTGCAATGAACGGTACATCCTCAGTATCTCTAAAGTGGGTGTCATCATAGGTCTGCATGAGCTTGAGGTACAGAGTTGCTACCTTTTCTAAGCTATCTTCAACGATCAAAGCCCGTTTTTTAGCTCTTGAACTGCCTAAACGTGCCAATTCACTAGCATGACCCTTACTTCTTACGCCAGATTCACCTCTACCACTCAGTACGTTAGAGATTCCCGATACTTCAGAGAACATCGCATCTACTTCATGGATTACTTCAAATAAATCAGGTGGCATATTAGGAGCAAGGCGCTCTGCCTTGGCGTTAGGCATATCAGTAGCCAAAAGACCGCCAGCACGATTTAATGCAAAGTTTTTCTCATCCAAAATGCCCGTAAAGCCAGTTAATGCTGTTGGAGGGCTTACTTGCTTGGATAGAAGATCCAAAATCTCTGTCATTCGGGTATTGCGTAGCTCTTGCAATAAGATTAATTGCTGAACTTCGGATGCTCCCCAGTAATAGTCGTACAGGGGGTTAGGACAAATTTGAACAAAAGGACACTCGCCTTTTAGGAACAAGGATGCACCTGGTCGATCATAAATGATAATGTCAGGCGAAGCCATTGTGACTACCTGATAGTCCTCAGTATCGTCATTCCATACCCATAATTCAGTCATCTCAACGGTATCTTCAGCTACACGTGCCTTGTAACGGTTCATACCGTACAAGTCCATATTGACGTTACCGTAGATCGTTGGGTTAGTCTGGCTCATCACAATACGGTTTACCGCATCAGGAATATCTGATTCAGATACTTTTGTACCTGTAGCTAGCCTAGAAACAATACTTTCACGCTTAGGATGACTGTACAAACGGGCATATAGCTCCGATTTAGTCATGTAATACGTGTGAGTAATGGCTTCTTGTCTGTTTGTGTATGGGGTATCTTCCCGTAAAACACCAATAGCAGAAGGCTCAATCATGTAAGGATGGATGCCTTTGTTGTAAACCAGCTTCACAAACGAAGTGTTGTACACCAAAGCCCATGTCAAAGCAGTAGAAAACACCTGGTCTGCATTGGAATTTAGCCATTCATCGTTCAATGCTTGCGTTAATGAAGGTGCTTTTCTGTGTTCATTGCCTGGTACAGAAGCGCCAAGAGCAATAGAGAACCTGGTTGTTTCAGCAGAATAGAGAAAACTCGTTAGCTGATCTAGGTGTGGGTGGATTTTGTTGAAGTACGCAGGGGGTGATTCAGGCGAAGCTCCAAATAAATAATACGCTCGGAGTGTCGTGTAGTCACCCCTTCTTTCATCCTTAGACACCATGCACTTGGCAATGATGTCTAGGTAAAAATCCTCACGACTTTCTCCGCTAGGTATTCTCATTTTTTAATCTGTAGGTTATCGGGATCTCTCATTGTAGCCCTTGGATCAATCACAGGTCCTGTTTTAATACCAGCTTGGCTCGGTGTCAAGCCCGCTGATTCGCCATTGATTGGTTGAGAGAAACGACCAGCCAAAATGGATTGCATATTCATCCCTTGCATACCGCCACCCCAGAGCGCTGCGTCACCTGGGCGGGCTTCTTTCGGACCTTCTGGGATTGGGGTTGGAGCTTGTCGCTTGAGCTTGTCTTTGTCAACGCCTTTTTTGCGGGTTGCGTACTTTTCAGCTTGCTCGTATTCTTTTTCGGTGAACTTGTTTTTCTTGGTGAGGAAGCCTTCTTGATGCTCGCCTTCTCTTGTTGACTTGATGTTTGACATACCGAACTCGATTGCGAGTTGCTTGAGGTTTTTGTCTGCTGCTTTGGTTTTTGCTCCCATGAGGGCAGGAGCTTGCAAAAATACGACCATAACTTCTTCATGGCAATCCTTCATTGGACATTGTGGTTTACGGGCTTCAAAGTACCCATGCTTATTACACTTGTAATCATTTACTACAGCCATTGTTATCTCCCCTTCAATTGTTCGTCAAGTGTTAAATCTGAATAATCATATCTATTGCTGATACCAACCTTAATCTTAATCTCTCCGTTAACCACTTGCAAGCCTGTTGATCTAGCCATCCTTGGCTTGGGATCTTTGCGGTATTGGACAAACTTAGAGGTATCTCTGTTTTGCATGATGGCTACTTCCCCATCTTTCCATTCGTTGTACGCTTTGCTTACCCGTCTTTGCACGTACTCGGTCAATGGCTCTGTTTCATTCATAAAGACATCTCGTAAGTGAGCTACGGAGATACCCGCTAGGTCTGCAAAGAGAGGGATTGAGATTCCCCGATCCTTGTCTTGCAAGAAGCGTTTAATAATCCGTCTGAGTTCCGATCTTGGCAGAGTGGCTCTCATTGTCCATATACCCCAATCTTTTTTAAATAATCACTGACGTTTCTTCCGACTGTGAGCTGTTCGGGGGTGAAGTCATCCTGAACCCGAGATACGTTGCGGGTAATCTTCTGAGCAATAAGCCTGGGCTGCACCTGTTCGGCAAAGGCAGCACAAGCTAGGGCAGTAGCAATCACCCTATCATCCTTGTTGCGCCCTGAAGCCTCAATGGAGCTGCCATCACGAATGGTGGTTTTCATCTCCTCAATGGTATCCATATCCCAAATATCGAGCATCCCACGTTCAAAGTAGTCCTTCATGTAGGTTAGCATCCTCTCCTTGGTAGCAGAGGTAGTCATCCAGCCAATGGAGTTTGATAGTCCACCAATGGTGTCATTACGCCTCCAGATGTAGTTTTGCATATTGCCGTACACATCCATCAGCTCTTTACCAAGCGCAGTTCCCATGTTGGCAGCCTGGCGCTTGAGATTACGTAGCTCATTGATGACCGCTTGACCTGGACCATTGATCTCCAGGTTTAAGGTAGAGTTCTTATACGCACCCGCCAAGTGAGCAATCACCCAAGCGAATTGGTAGGTATTCATCTCACTAGTAGCAAATGATGCAACTTGCTCCAAGCCATCGGCATATACCCGCAACACCTGAATACAAAACCGATCAGCCCAATCGCTACTTCCATAAGCAGGATCAGCACCAATAACGTAGTAAGCAGTATCCACAGGTTCTTCCCAAATTTTGAGCGTGGCAAGACGTTCTGTAGATTTAAGCACTTCCGTATCTTGGAAGTTAACGCCAAAAGAGTATCGGTAGGAATCATAGGTTTTCTTCTTAAGTTTTTTAACGGCATCTGTACAACGGGCATTAGAAAAGAAAGAAGTCCCCGTCATCACAAAGGCGTAGTCCTCAGTAGGCGGAAACTCTTGGTACATCAAGGAATCGTCTTTAATGCCCTCATAGAGCTTCCAGCGCCACCAAGCAATCTGACGGGAATTGATCTCTACGTTATAGAGCTTCTTGATGTCACGCACCCATTCCTTTTCCTCGCCTGTGAGCTTGCCATCCCAATAGACTTTGTAGGTTTGTCCTTCAGGATCTAGGGAGTAAAGCTCATTGCGCCACCAGCCACAAAAGATAGCCCGTTGGGTTCTCGCCCGTTTTGCAGTGGTGTACATATCGTGAAACATATTAAAGCCACGTGCCGTACTCTCAAAGGTGTACAGACGATCTGGATTGGTTTCCGCCAAGGAAGCTAGCAAGGAGGCTAGTCCTTCCTCATCTCCCCAGCTAGAGGTTTCTGTTCCATGTAGGTATGTAATAGCCTTGCCACGACCCAGACTTCCTTTGGCTCTAAGCCCAGCGACTTGATAAAAGAGGCGGCTGCGGTTCTTGAGGGAAAGCTGATTTCGGTTGTGAGCAAGCATCGGGATTTTGTACTCTTTGGGCAAACCATCCATATACATGGCAAGGGTTGTTCGGAACATATCCCTGTTTTCTTCCGTATCCGTTGTAAGTGTTCCCTGAAGCCCTGGGTGCATGAAGTGCCAATAGAGATCGAGTGCGAGTGAAATAGTGGTGATTCCAAGTTGCCTTCCTTTCAAGATTACAAAGAAATGGCAACCATCCGCCAATCCCTTGTTAATTTCCTCCATGACATAGGTTTGAGAACCTAGGAGGTTGTCCATTTTCCGTAAGCCTTGCTCTTTGGTTTCAATCTTGAGCTGCCTACAAAAGTGATAAAAATGCTGAAGATTAAATTTGCTCACTGGTGCTTTCCTAGTTTTTTTAATTCAAAGTTTGGTATATCCCAGTAGGCTACCTTGAGCCTAGCGCTGTGGTTCTTTGCTAGGTCAATTAGGCTTGCATAGGTCATTGGACTAAACCGTTCTTTCCATTCAGAAGCTAGTGCTATCTTTTGTTTTTTGGTTCTGCAAGAGAGCGCCCTCATCATCTCAGTCTTATATAAGAGTCGTTCTTTGGTTAAGCGCTCTTGGTCATCAGTGCTTTGAATCTCCATCTTCTGGACCATCCAATAAGGATTTTAAGTAAGCTATTCCGCTCTCGGCTTGCAATAGCAATTCAGAGGACTTGGCATGAACCCTCATCAGCTCATGGAAGATCGCATCCTTTTCCATTGCCCAGATCCGTTGCATATACATCTTTTTAGCATCATCATTGGCTTTCTCAATGTATTGAGCTACTGAAATCACACCGTTATCGTTCATTTTGTTCTCCATACTCTGACCCCTTCATTCTCTTTTCTAGCAATAAACTTCTTACCCAGTTGTTTGCCAGTCCTGTAGTTGGCATTGCAAACAATCTGGATCTTCCCCGTTGGCACAAAGAACGATTCGCCGATCTCCATATCCTTATATGGGTACACATTGCGCTTTTTCTCAGGGGGGATGGGGATATTTTTTTGTATATTGATACTAACCATATTCGTATTCTCCTCTGTTAACTGTGATGATAATACACGAAAGAGGAAAACATGAATTTTTTTTGGGGTGGACTGCGAGAGGGGTGCGCACCTCACCGACCTCAGACCCATCTCAAGGTGTCAGACGTTTGTTTGCTATTCGTTATGCGCTCAGAATCCCATTTAAACCCTTATCTATACGTATATAAGAGCTAGATCTAATGATTGTGACCCCTGCCCCTATATATTTTAGATTCTGTAAAGGCGGGTGAGTAGATTACCCCTCGTTAGTTCAGATGTACCAGGTACTTAACTATAAGACTATCTACTAAGTACCTATACAGTATATGAGAAATAGACTATAGATCCTATATAGACTATAGAAGATACTATATAGATTATATATAACTATAGATCATATGCGAGAAAACAACAATAAATAAATTATATTGATCTACTTAATCAATCTATGCTTATAATCATACTTAGCAGTACACCTAACTAACTGGAGGATCTTATGAATAACACTCAACTAAGAAAATTGTCTTTTTACGCTAAAGAAGATGCAATGCAATTTGCTAGCTTGCTGGAGGTAGGCACTCATGCTTGCAAGGATGAGATGCGCTTTACAGTTGTAGCTTGTGATCTTGCTTATAGAGTTGTAAAAGAGCGCTATTTTAAGCGCTTAGGATATTGGAAATCAGTTTAAACCGTAACACCTAAAACCTAACTAGGAGCATTAAAAATGACAACACAATCAACCCGTATCAGCGTATATGACAGCGTGACTAATAAAATCATCGCTCAACTGGAGAGCGGGATCGCTCCCTGGGTTAAGCCCTGGAAATCAGGACAAGCTGGAGGCGCTGATCGCAATATCATCTCTAAAAAAGAGTATTCAGGCGTTAACCGCTTGATCCTAGGAATGTCAGGTTACTCATCACCTATTTGGGGATCATTCAAGCAATGGCAGGAAATGGGAGGCAATGTCAAAAAAGGTGAAAAGGGTACTCAGGTTGTTTTCTACTCTCAGATCACCAAGAGCGAGATTAAACCAACTGATCCTAACCCTGAGAACTCTACCTATGCTTTGCTTAAGTCTTACTACGTTTTCAATATTGACCAGGTAGAGGGTTTAGAGATTGAGAAACCAGCACCAGTCATTACTGAATTTAATCCAGTACCAGCTCTTGATGATCGCATTGCTAAGACTGGCGCTCAAATCTCGCATGGGGGTGGCAGAGCGTTTTATAGACCATCTACTGATTCCATCACCTTACCTGAGAAATCCTCTTTTCTCTCTGAATCACACTACTATGCCACTGTATTGCATGAGTTAACTCACTGGTCAGGCGCTAAACATCGCTTAGACCGTACTAAGGGTAAGCGGTTTGCTGATACCGCTTATGCTTTCGAGGAGCTAGTAGCGGAAATGGGAGCTGCTTTTTTATGCGCTGATTATGGTATTGAAGGGGAGCTACAGCACGCTGATTACATTGGTAATTGGTTGACCTGCCTAAAAAATGATAACAAGGCAATTTTTAACGCTTCAGCACTTGCTCAAAAAGCAGCCGATTACATCAACGGTTTAGATGCTATCAGCAACCAGGCAGCAGCATAACAGTGCCGTCTTATAGATCCTTGATACCAGGGATCTATAGGGCTTGCATTGTGCAGCCATTACCTAACTATTGGAGGATTTATGGATCAATTAAGATCGGATATAAAACTATCAACTGGCAGAATAGTAAAACATACCAGGCAGGAAAATGGATCGCAACTTGCAACACCTACACCAGGGTGTTATGAGATGACTAACCAGGAATGGATAGAGTATTGCAGGATCATAAATGGGGGATATATTCCACGATACCCCATGCAAGGGGAGGATCTAACAGCATGAGCGCAAGGGATAAATATAGCGCTTACTGTTACTTATGTGCTAAACAGGGTTTAGTAGCGCTCTCGTTTAACGCCTGGATGTCAGTAAACAAGGCAGGATCACTATTCTAGGCGTTTTTAATAGGTGAGTGGTACTTAGGTATCACTTGCCTATTTTAATCGTCTTATATCGCTTTTAAATCGTTTTCAAAATTTGGAGTTAATTATGAGAAATATTGATATTTACAAAAAAGAGCGCTTGATTTTCATTAATAAGAAATATTCCCTCGTGCGTGTGCAGGGGTTACTTACCAGGGATCAGTTAATTGATTGTTTGTCAGTGGTTGGTGGTTTGCTGCTCGTGGTCATTCTGTTATCAGTATGAAAACCCCAAGAGCTAAGCACCTAACCCGCTTTAGGCGGGGATCTCAAAAAAGAGAGTGGTTATCGTTTATCGATTGCTGCTTAACTAAAGAGGTGCTTTCCTGTAAAGGTCCTCCAGATGGTAGCCAGCTCGTTTATCCCTATCCATCACCACAATGTTTAGGAGGGCTGGGTAATAGCCCCGTAGTAATTCGTTTTAATCGTGATTTTGGTGGTGTTGGTCTTATGCGTTATGAGAACCCAAGTCATAACAGACCCAAAACCACGACTAAAACAAACTTAGTCGCATTTAACCACAGTTTTTAAAAAGGAGCAACACATGAGTAAAGCAGACGATGATGCAGCAAAGTGGATGGAGATGAACTCTAGGGTTCAGTATCGCAATTTAATCAAGGCAAAGGAGCTGGGAGATCTGTATTACATCAACTCTAATGGTGATGTAGTGATCCATGATCCTAGTAAACCAATAGAGGAAAATACAACACTTAATAAATAAATTGCAATAATCGTAGTAATGCAGTAATGTTCTAACTGTAGTACCTAAACCCTAACTATTTAATTGGAGCTGTAATATGAACCTATGTAAGGATTGCCAGCACTATCAAGAGGTGACTGGATACTGTCTAAGGACAGCACACACTGACCCTGTAACGGGTGACCCTAAGTATTTCTATGCAAGGATTGAGCGAGAGTATCAGGTAGCTAATGGCTGCGGGATGCTAGGTCAGTTCTTTACCCTGATCCGAAAACCACTCTATACATTTGAAGGTATAGATGATTTGGATGATTTGTCCAAAATCCCATTTGGAAGATAACCTAACTAAAGGAGTTAATCATGGCTACACGTGGCAGACCTAAAGGCAGTACCAATAAGAAGCACCCTGACTTTCCAATTAAAGGCATTGAGCTAGATAAGCTAAAGAACCTGGTTGCAAGGCAAGACGATCAGATCATTCAGATGTGCGATGACATCAACGAATATAAAAGGCAAATAGAACAATTAGATGAGGATGTTGGTTTGCTTGAGGGCAAGATTGAATCTTATCGAGAGATCTTAAAAACTCTGCTGGAGATCACAGAATGAACGATAGATCAGAATTTACGCCTAAAGTACGTAATAGCGCTATTTGGTCAGGTGATAGCCGTAAGGTAGCTAATGGCAAGATGGTGGATGTAGTCCTAGAAAAGCAGGGCAAGAAACCCCTGGCAGACCTTTCCGATGTTGAGGCAGTGCAGATGGGACACGTCATGCAGCCACTCATAGGAAGGCTTGCTCAAGATCGTTTAAAGATGGAGTTAAAAGATGCTGACTATAGTATTACTCACCCTAAGCATGATTGGTTTCGCAGCCATTTCGATTTTATTAGTGCTAATGGTTTGGCTTTAGTAGAGGCGAAAAACTACAATGCTGCCGTTAGAAACAAGTTTGATCCTGATACTAATAGGATTCCTGATGCGGATTACGCCCAGATTATTCACGAAGCTGCTTGTCATGGTGTTCAAAAGATATATCTTGCCGTTTTATTTGGTGGTCAAGAGTTTCATACCTTTGAATTTGACATTACCGATCAGGAAAAAGATGACCTTATTAAGAAAATGGCAGAAGTTTGGGGTTATTGCCAGAGTAATACTTTGCCTCCTGCACAAACTATTGACCAGACTAAGATTATCTATCCTGAAAGCTCTAATGGTGTCATTACCGCTACGAGGCAGGTTGAACTTGCTGTCGCTCAACTTAAAGATGTTAAGAATCAAATTAAACATCTTGAGGCTACTGAGGAAGCTATAGAGGTACAAGTCCGTAACCTGATGGCAGAGAACCAAGAGATCAGAGCTGTAGATGGCACAAGCCTAGTTACTTGGAAGTCATCTAAAGGCAGTAAGAAGTTCTCATCCTCTTTATTTCAACAAGCTATGCCTGACATCTACGAGCAGTTTGTAATAGATATGCCAGGAGCGAGGAGATTCTTAGTCAAATGAACTCAATAGATATTGCAGTATGGATTATGGCTGCCAGCTCAGTCATTGACACAGTTTTAACATTAGCGGAGATGATTCATGTCTAACTTAGTAGCGTACTCAGAAATGGAGCAAATGGCTACCGCTATTGCTGCTTCAGGTTTATTTGGTATGAAGGATAAAAACAGTGTTTTGGCACTGATGGCAGTAGCACAGGCGGAAGGATTACACCCTGCTACGGCTGCACGTGACTTTCACATTATCCAGGGCAGACCTGCTCTCAAGGCTGATGCTATGCTTGCACGTTTTCAAAATGCAGGTGGTAAGGTCGAATGGAAAGATTACACAAATGAGAAGGTTACAGGAGTATTTTCACACCCCAATGGTGGAAGTCTTGCAGTTACTTGGACAATCGAACAAGCAACTGGTATCGGACTTGTTAAGCCAGGATCTGGATGGCAGAAGTTCCCCAGAGCTATGTTGCGCTCTCGCTGCATTAGTGAAGGAATACGAAGCGTTTTCCCAGGTAGTGTTACGGGCTTCTACACTCCAGAGGAAGTAGAAACCTTTGAACCTAAAGGCGCTGCTCCATTAAAAGAAAAGGTAATGGGATCAATTATTCCTAATGTAGTAGAGCTGTCATCTATTCCAGAGGACATCCCTGGAGGTGGTATTTCACTACCTATGTTTGTACCAGGTCAAGAAGATCCCTACGCAAACTATATTTGCCAAGATGATTGGATTGATGGATTTGCAGAGATTCATGCCAAGATCCATGAATCAGGCAAGTTAAGCGCAGAGGAAAAGTTCCAGAAAATCAAAGCGTTAAGGGAAGTAAATGAATCATATACAAAAACATTTGACGGCAATACAACGGCAAAATTCTTATCCAAGCTCACACTCCACAGAAAGGAAATCAACAATGGCTAATGGACATATCGCTCAGATGGGCAAAGGTGTTTTATTCCAAAATGAGAAAAAGACTAATGAGCGTTCACCAGACTGGAAAGGTACTCTATTGCTTTCTGAGGACTATAAAGCTGGTCAGACACTCAAAATTGCAGGGTGGACTAAGCAAACCCCTAAAGGTAGCTTAATCAGTCTTTCTGAGGATAACTGGAAACCACAGGTTGCTGAAGGCACTTATCCAAAAGAAGTGCGTAGCAGTGGTTCGGATGACGTTCCGTTTTAATTCTAAATAGGGGATAACTATGAAGAAGTGCGGAAGATGCAAGGAAACCAAAGTTATTACTGACTTTCACAGGGATAAGAACAGACCTGATGGCTATCAAAATCAGTGCAAAGTTTGTAAGAATGAAATCTTAAAGAGCTGGAGAAGCCCTCATAGGATTGATAACGTAGAAATATGCAAGAACATGGAGAATTTACATCACCTGATGGATTCTATGATTCGCAAAACAATAAAGGAATTAAGATGAAAAAGATAATTGCTGTATTACTAATAATGATCGCTACAAGCCCTTACGCAGCTACCAAGTGTGAACGTAACTATGACGGCTCTATTTGCTGTTGGGATACCAATACAGAAGGTCCATTCAAGCCAATTAACTGCTAATGGTAGTTTTAAACCTGCCTTATCCTCCTAGCGTTAATCACATGTATATCAACGCCAGGGGGAGGCGCTTTCCTAATGCAAAGGCTAAAGCATACAAAACGGCAATCTCGGAGTATGTAGCTGAATACAGAGTTCCTAAGTTTGAGGATGCCAAGATTGCTTTGATTGTTTGGGCTTACCCTCCTGACAGACGTAAAAGGGATATATCAAACCTTTTAAAGATTATTGAGGATAGTTTGCAAGATGCAGGTGTCTTTAATGATGACTTCAACATTGATTTTATTGAGATCAAGCGTGGAGAGATCAAAAAAGGCGGGGGATTAGTAGTAATGATTGAAACGATGGAAGATTACTCCGCAATCCCAGATGCGAATTTTGCGTAAATTAGCAAGATAGTTAGGTGCGCTACGGTGAGGGCGTTTTTGGGAGGCTCACCACTAACCTAATTGGAGATGACGATGTGCTTTTGGAAAAACCGAAAAATTTTTAAGGCGGGAGAGCTTTACACAATAGTAAAGTTCTTAAATGACAAAGTGGTAATTAGGGTGGAGAAGCTATGACAGTCGCTCAAACCTCAATTGCTGCTTATAAAGAACATAGAGCCACTGGTAAAGTAGGCGCTCAAGCACAAGCCATTCTCGATTTTATGCAAGAAGGTGACAACTACTCCAGGCGGGAGCTAGCAGTTCTAACAGGCTTAGAACTCAGTTCAATCTGCGGTAGGGTCAATGAATTATTAGAAATAGGTTTGCTTGTGGAGGGGACAAAGCGTAAGTGTATGGTCACCAAGAAAACAGTTTCACCTGTAGTTAAAAACTCATTATTTTAAGGAAAGAAAATGACTAAGATTTTTGTAGCAACTCCAATGTATGGCGGTCAGTGCGCTGGCTACTACACTCAATCCATCCTAGAGATGAGCAACTTCTTTAGGGATAAGGGAATTGAAATTAGCTTTAGCTTTATGTTTAATGAGAGTTTGATTACCAGGGCAAGAAATGCAATGGCTAATGCTTTTTTAAAGAGCAATGCCACTCACCTACTCTTTATTGATTCAGACATTAAATTTAGAGCGCCTGACATTCTTAGGATGCTTGAAGTTGACAAGGATGTTATTGGTGGTATTTACCCTAAGAAGGAGATTAACTGGGATAGCGTTAAAAAGGCTATGGATGCTGGGGTTGAGAACAAGGATCTGAAACACTACACAGGTAGTTTTGTGGTTAACCTGGTCAATTATGAAGGCGAAGTTACTGTACCAGTGCATGAGCCTGTAGAGATCTTTAATGCGGGTACTGGCTTTTTATTGATTAAACGTGAAGTATTTGAGAAATTAGAGCCACTAGTTCCGTCATACAGAAATGACGTACACGATCTAGGCAATACCATGAAAGGTCAAGAGGAGATCCATGAATATTTTGCTACTTCCATTGAACCTGAAACTGGTCGCTTATTGTCTGAGGACTATCATTTTTGCTACATCTGGCGTAAAGCAGGTGGTCAAGTGTANGCAGCACCTTGGGCGCAACTCTCTCANATAGGTAGCTANGCCTTTGAAGGTCAGCTAATTCCAGCACCATGAACAATGAACCAGTAGCGTGGATGGAAACCTATAAAGGTGAACCAAATAATTTAGATTGGGATAAAAACAATTTGTACTGTGGAGGCGAATTTCACAATGTTGTTCCACTCTATACCCATCCAGTAAAAGAATTAACAGATGAGGAAATAATTGAAATAGCAAAAGACTGTGGATATGCAAACCGATACAAATTTAATATCCAATTTGCTAGAGCAATACTAAGAAAGGCAAGT